ATGTTCGCTAGATTCCTACCCGCTTCGGCGAAAGGTCCCGTCGCCCCTTCGGCACCGATGATTCCACGGACGAACGAGGTTAGGACTTGTATGGTCCCCCTAAATGCTTCTCCCAATCCTCCTCTACCTACTTGCAAAATCAATTCCTGAGACGCCGATCGCAGCTTTCTGAAATCACCCAACAACGTGTCCTCGATCTGAGTGGATATCCTAATTGCAGCGCCATTTAAGTCATCGAATCGCTTTTGTAGTTCTCCCGAATTCTTGATGAGCCTAGTTAGCGCGATCGCTATGAGGCCACCACGTTGCTGGAATATGTTGAACGCATCCCCCACATCCAAGCTGGCGTCACCCAACAATTCAAATACCTTGATGAGTCCTTCTGGACCACGGAGTACACTCTGTAATTGATTTAAACCTCCCCGGCCTGTAAGTAATGAGTTGATGGATTTCGCGGCTTCCTTGGTGGGATTCACAATGCCGCCTATCGCACGCCGTAACCCCGCGCCGGCAACTGTCGCCTGAATTCCCGCATTACCCAATACACCTAATATAAACGCTGTGTCTTTTACAGTGCCGCCTACCGACGCCACAATCGGGCCCACGAATTTAAAGGCTTCTCCTAATTGCCTCACGTTCGTATTAGAGCTCGCGGCCGTCTGCGCCAAGACATCAGCTACATTACCCGCCTCTGTCGCGTCGATACCAAACTGACGAACGATACTCGACACAATACTGGCCGACGTTCCCAAATCAATAAGACCAGCAGACGCCAGAGCCAATGTTCCTTCAAGCGCATCCGTCGCCTCCCGCGCGCTAAAACCTGCCCGCACCAGGAATTCTAAACCCTCGGCCGCTTGTTGCGCCGTGAAACGGGTGGTCGCTCCCAATTCCCTGGCTGTGTCTTCAAGGATTTTAAGCTCACCCTCCGTGGCCTGAGCAATGGCCCCTACGACTTGAAGCTGTTGCTCAAATTCAGCAAAGGTCCTGACCGCCCCTATGACCCCTTGAACAAGAGCGAATACACCTATAAAGGGCGCAAGGGCAACAGTAAGCGTTCTAACAGCCGCAGCCGCTCCAATAGAGGCACCCCTGAGCCGCCTCATTGAATTTATCACCCCATTAAGCCGAGCCCGATTGAGTCTCAGGAATTGATTACTAAGGCCACGCAAATCCAGACCAACAGCCTTGGCGCGTGCTCTTAACGTGTCAAACTGCTTAGTCACACGATCAGTGCGTTGGCGATTAACAGATTGTATCTGGGTCCTGATTTTACTGATCTGTTCATCCAATTTACGCAGAGTGCCGCGCAACTGGTTGCGTGCGGTGATCAGTACCTCAAGGCGGGCTTCTACCACTTACAACTCCTCCCTAATGGCTTTGGCAAACTCTTTTTTATCAGCATGGAACGCTACTCTAATCCCGTGCATTTCCTCTATCATCTCTCTTCTTTTTCGTTTAGCAGAGACGTATGCCAAGATGATAAGGGTTTTAAGGGAGTAGGTTAAGACTTCTTGCCAACTGTGACCGCTCGAGGTGAGCCTTTCCGCGGCTTCGATGTAATCCCTTTGCCAGTCTGGTTTATCGATTCTACGAACGCCGGGGCTGCCAGTTGGCCTAACGCGCTTGTCAGACGTTCGAATGTTTTTCCCAATATTTTGGGGTCCAGTACAGTCAAATCCCAGATCTTCATGATGGCGTCAAGCTGAACAGTCACGGGCAATTTGGCAGCTAACTTCCAATCATCGGGCTCATCCAGAGCAACAGCAATTGCCTTAGCTGTAAAAGCCGGCCACTTCGTGACCATGTCCTCCATGTTTAGCTTTCCCTCAAATAACTGGCTCACCTCCGTTGTGTGCTCTTCCATCAACCATCCGATGTCTGCAAGGGCCAAACCACGAACCTTCCCCACTTTCCCTTTCGGCATAGCCACATTTTTAGTAGTGACTGCCACCTCCTGGAGTAATCCCATCTCTCTCTCCTCTCTTGTTGTAAAACCCGGACACAGAACGCGGGGAACCTCCTTAGAGGTTCCCCGGTCTGCCTGGGCCGGGCATGTGGTAATCAGTCGTTAGATCTTAACTACCTTGAAAATCTGAGATGCCGTAGTCGGCTTGAACGGATCGACGAGCGCATCCCCTTCAATACTCATCTGCGAGACTTCGTCCTGGATCAGCGCAAGTTCCGCCAACGGTGCCCCTTGGAATCTGAAGACATCCACCAGGAATTCCGTATTCGGAGCCGAGGCAGTGTTCAATCCTTCAAAGCGCAGGGCTCTCTCAGGTGGTGTACTGGATGTGATGGCTTCGACCTCGTCCTGGGTTGCGAACGTGTAGTCCACCTCCAAGGCCGCCAGATCGACGATTGTCCCCGTGCTCAACACACAGATGGTGCCGAATTCGAGGTTTTCCTCGTAGTCGGTACCAAGGGTGAAAGGAGCACCACCACCACTCGGCTCCACCACGATCGCGCTGACCTTGATGTGTGCCAGAGGTACGAACTTGTCGTGACGTGCGATAATCTGCTCAGCGACCACCGACGCGCCGGTGATAGTCGAACTGGTTCCGAACAACGCCAGTGCCAGGTTCTCCCTATTCAGCGATTCCAGCACCATGGTGACGGTCGCAGAGATTTCCTGGGTGATTGTTAAGTCGATCGCGCGGGCGCCTGAGCAGGACTCCTTATGCTCAAACTCTTCACGCTCGACCGCGATGGTTAATGATGCGACGTTACCGACCGGCAAAAAGCCTTCAGGGGCTCCTGTCGATGGGTCACGCGTTGCCAGAAGGACTGGCCCCTGGCCACTAAAGTATTGGGAAACTACGCATGTTCCGCCTGCCATTTTCTAATCCCCCTAGTCGGATGATCGTTTTCTTTTTCTGCCCCGTTTGGGTTCTTCTTCGGAAGAGCCTACCCCTACGACTATGATCTTCTTACTACGAGCAAGACCCCGCCTTTCCAGCTTTTCGGCTGTAGGCCCAGAGACATCTAGTTCTGTCCCCACTATCACCCACGTAGTCCTGTAGATGAAGGGTTTTGTCACCACGACCTTAGGCATAGACAATTCCTCTTTCAGCAGCCACGGTAAAACTACTAAGTTGTTGCAGCAAGGGCTAAACCCCCACAGCGACGACCGTAGACCATCTTTGTACGTACATTAGCCATTCCTGCCGGGTAAGAGGCTTTTCCACCCCCAAAGTGCTGGTCAAAAAGGCTGGTAGCTCGAAATTCAGCCTCCACTTATGCCCGCTCGGTGAGAGCGTACACTGTGTCAGGATCTCTGTTCTGATCTTGTCCAGTAGGCTGGTAGCCGTGGGTTTCTCATCAGTGTTCCCCACGCTGGTGTTGCATTCTTCTCCCATCAATAGGACCACATCAATCACAAGGGTCTGCTTTCGGCCCTGCGCCTCTGCTCCAATCGGAGTCATACCGCCATAGAGAATTCCTACCGCCGGGTACTGTACGCTCCTAGTCTCAGCAAACAGGATCTCCTGACGATAGACATACAAAACCTTATCCTTGGATATCTCAGGGAGGGCACTGACTTTGGTTATCATGTCCTCTACAGCAAGATCTGCAATGTCCGTCACGCCGCTCTCCTAAATTGTTTCAACAGAAGGGCCTCTACCAATGCGCGGTCACCGACCGCAAAACCGATAAACTCCCTCTTTTCTATTCCGATACCAAACTGGTGGGCCAGCCCATATATCTCCACGGATTCCCCTGTCTCCGGATTTCTCACATTCGGGTCTACCCCGATGGATCTAACTGCAGGACCTTTCCTAAACAGGCTGATGCTGTTGAACAGAGCTCCTGTCTCAAATAAGGTATTTCTCCCTTCCCTGATGGCAGCGAAACTTGGCAGCCATGCGTCTCCGCCCGGCTCCCTTTGAGCGAGGAATCTCTTTCTATGTGAATCCAGGAGGACGGCTCCGATCTGATCCAAGAGCACCGCGTTACTAAGAAATGCCTGCAGGTTCTTTACCAGAAGGGTGAAATCATTCCGTACTAGCTCAAATTGAACCGGCATTAGGGATAATCCATCGGCTTTCTGTACGCCGGGTGGAACCGCATGAAAGGCTCTACTAGAGCGTCCAATCCCCCCGCCAGGGCCCGGCATTTTTGTGATTCTTCCCTACTGCAGCCTGTTCCCAGCCCGTACATCATTATGGCTCTCAAGATAGCCGCGTCCTCTAACCAATCAGGGACATTCTGAAATACCTTGCCGTCCTGGCCGCCTATATTCTTGAGCTTGAAGCCCGCCGTGTATGTCACCCTCAAGAATTCTCTATCGATCCTGGGCTCCAAGAACAACCCTATCGCCGGGTCCGAGTCGGTAATGGTTAGGATGCCGCGTTCATGATTGATGTTGACAAAATCGTTCTTGATCTCGAAGACCTGGACTCCAGTCTTGAAGTCTTGCAGCTCAAACGCGCGCTCAATTTTGAATGTCAGGAGGGGGTCTGGATCAACGAATCCACGACGTAGATAGATCTGCACCATACCGGCCTCGGTACGGATACTCCCTGTGCGACGCCGGAGATTTGTGAAACCGGTGAAGAACGGCTCCTGGTCGGAGTCGATATAAAAGAAGTCCTCGAAGTCAGTCACGCGATCAAAGCGCGACCGTATCTTGGTCTGCAGATGTATGGTGGACGCTTCTAGGTGAGACGCCAGGACTATTCTGAGGTCCTCGATGTCCTTGAAGCCGCCACGCGTGACTAAGTCGTCTACTTTGGCGAGCTTCGCCATCGCCCCCTCCTAGCGGTTATTCTATTTCGAGATCGTCCGGGATTCCTTCATTTGGATCTTCGTCGCCTCCGAAGACGACCTCTCCCTTGGGAAGATCTTTTTGAGGCTCATGGACTTCATGCTCGACGACCTTCATCTTTTTTACATCTATCACGTCGGGCTCAACATCCATGAGAACTCTGGCGCTTCCCCGTCTTCGCAGTTTACGCTTCTTTGCCTTTGCCCGTGCCGCGGCCTTCTCTTTATCGTCATCCTCCGCTTTCACGAAGACGACCACACCGAACATGTCCTCTTTCTCGAGCATGAGTTCCGCAGTTTTGATATCGAGGCTGTAGTCCCGGTCTCCTTGGAACGTAAGTGCTTTCCCGGTTCCCGGCACCATGTAGGTGTAATTCTTGGCCCGCTTTAAACGAACCCGGATCATCTGCGGTGGGGTTTTGCCTTTTAAGACTACCTTGCCTGTTTTCTTCTCGGACATCTCCATCTCCTCTTCTTCTCATTATGGTGGAGTACCTTGCGCGGACTATACTATGCCCGCGCTAGGTAAACAACCATACTCTTTACGACAAGTTGACTAGGACTCGATCCCCAACCACCCAGTCTACGGCGCCAGTGTTATCCAGAACGATCGCCTTGTTCGGGCCATCAAAGATCACGGCGCCATTCCAAGCCTTGACTATGCCGGAGACATCTCTGACATGGACATCAACGTCCAATCCTGCCAAGACTTCATCAACCGGGAAAAACATCCGGCCGTCGGCGACTTCAAATGCAGTTGGTTCACGACCGAAGGCTCGCTTGGTCTCGCGTTTCCGGCCAGGAATCATGGCTGCTTCCAGGGTTCCGTTGGTCAAGGTTTCCGCCAGAGACACACTGGCGAACGAATCGTCAACTGCCTTCTTGGAGGTCAAGAGCATTGTGCCCGCGTCGATTTTCACCGCTTGGACTCCACTCTTCCCGCTGGCGTTAATGGCAAGGACCAAAGCGTCGATGGTTTCTTCGGCGGTTGCGCCTCCCGAGATGTCCACCGCGATATTTCCCGCTGTTACTGCGGAGTTGGTATCCAGCTCGTAGACTTCGGCGCCGACCGTTACCGTGTCAGTATCTACTCCGACACCGGTCTGGAGCAACATAGCGTTTGCAAACACGCCCATAGAAGCCTGTTCCAGGGCCGCCCCTCTGGCTGTATTGCTGTCAATGTGTGTGACTTCATGGGTCATCGCTTATTCTCCAATCGTGTTGTTGGTGAGCCTAAGGCCCGGCAGGATCACTGCCAGACCTTACGCTATACCGGTTTAACACCCACTACCAGCTTATTTAGCCGATATTGATGTACTTGACGACTGCTTCGTCTTCTTCGATTTCGTAGGCGACTCGCGCGGTAACCACGATGATGAAAGCTCGGGCACGAATGTCCTTGTCAACTTCCATCGTGATTCGACGCTGGATACCGAAGATCAGGTTAAGCGGATTCGTGAGAATCCCCTGGTCATTCGGAAGCTGCAGCGCGGCACCGACCGGTACGCCAAAACCGAAGACAGGCCCCGTCCCCTGGATCTGAGAGTCACCAAGGGCGGTCTCACGATTCGCGAACGTGTCGCGATACTCGATGAGGTTGTCCATGGAGACGTAATGCCTCAACTGACCGAGGTTACGAAGGTACTGATCAGGCATGGTCTTGAGACCGGCCTTGAACAGGTTCTTGCTGATCGTCGCGAACCCGTTGTCAACAAAGTTGACCACACCGGAGAGCTTGAGCCAGCCGTCCTGAAGTGCCAGGAAGGGATCACCAGACGCGGTATCACCCAAGAGCCCGAGCTCTTCAAGGTCAATCGCCACTCGTTCGGCGATCAACGTCATGACCGTATCCTTGACCCCATCACGGCTTATACCGCTTCCGGCAGCAGCACCGGCAGACAGGTTATCATCGATGCTTCCGCGCTCGATGTTGTCCTCGATCACGTCGTACGGCAGATTAACTTCCGCAATCACCTCGGTGGTATTCAGCACGACCTGTTCCGTAACTGGGCGTGCGCCATCACCGGATGACAGCGGAGTGTTGCTGACGCCGGG